AAAATATGGTAAACTGAAAGTTCTATTAAAGGAAAATGCACAAATTGTTTTAAGTCCTGGACCCGTTGTGTTTGAATTAAGGCGACTGTTAAAAAATTATACATCAAAAGATTTTTTACTACTCTCGGGTGATCCTGCCATTATAGGGTTGGCATGTACAATTGCATCTGATATAAATGGTGGTAGATTCAATCTTTTAAAATGGGACAGACAGGAGAAAGTGTATTATCCGCTAGAAATAGATTTATACGAGAAAGGAAAAATAGATGAGTGATTTAGTAAATCAAATGGAGAAAGATCAAACAGAAGTTTTGGATCGAACAGAAAATATAAAATCTTTAGCTGATCAAGTTAAAAAGTTAAGAGATTTAGAAGATCAAGTTAAAGCTGAAGAACAAGCTTTAAAAGATAAAGAAAAAGAAATTGAACGAATTTCCGGAGAAGTTATCCCTACACTTTTAAGTGAAATGGGATTATCATCTCTCAAACTTGCAGATGGATCTGCAGTTGATGTGAAACCGTATTATGCAGCCAATATCTCTTTAAAGAATAGAGAATCGGCGTATAGTTGGCTTCGCCAAAATGGCCTAGGAGATATCATTAAAAATGAAATCTCCGTTTCCTTTGGACGTGGTGAAGATAACAAGGCGGCAGAATATGCTAACCTTGCGAAGGGTCAAGGGTTTCAACCGACACAAAAGTTGAAGGTTGAGCCCATGACTCTCAAAGCACTAGTCCGTGAGCGTATCGAGAATGGTCTCGAGATGCCTATGGATATTTTTAACGTGTTCGTAGGAAACCGAACCAAATTAACGAGGAAACAATAACAATGAACCAAAAAACAGAGATCACGAAACGTGAAAATGCAGGTGCATTAGCAACAAATATTTTTGAAGCTGATGCAGGGGCTGGCTCTCAGAATATAACGCAGGAAGATCTTGCCTTACCTTTTCTGAAAGTCTTAGGACAATTATCTCCGGAAGTTAATAAACAGAACGCTAAGTTTATTAATGGAGCAGAACCTGGAATGATTGTAAATAGCGTAACCAAAGAAATTTATGATGGAAAAAAAGGTATAGAAGTTATACCGGTCCATTATGAACGACAATATGTCGAATGGCAAGACAGAGGCGCCTCTAGTACTGGTGCTCCTGTAGCAATCCATAAAGCGGATAGCGACATCTTGAGTAAAGTGACTCGCGACAAAAATTGGAAGGATAGATTACCTAATGGAAACTATCTAGAAAATACTGCGAACCACTTTGTTATTCTTTTGGGTAAAAGTCCATCAACAGCATTAATTTCCATGAAAGCTACTCAATTAAAAGTGAGTAAGAACTGGAACTCATTAATGCTAGGGCTTAAAATGCAGGGCAAGAACGGATTGTTCACGCCGCCTACATACAGCCACATTTATAATCTAAGAACTGTTCAAATGTCTAATGACAAAGGAACTTGGTTTGGTTGGGATGTGTCTAGAGTTGGACCAGTTTCAAATAAAGGTGTTTATGAAATTGCTAAAAACTTTGCTGAAAAAAATGTCAAAGGTTTAGTAAACGTTAAACACGGAACTGAAGAATCTAAATCGGATTCACCTTATTAACAATTTCCTTTGCGGAGGAATAAGGGGCGGCAGCGGGAGACTTAAACCGCCCCGCTAATAATATGAATGTAGAACGATTTAGAAAGATATTTTCAGGGCTAGAAGAAAGATTCGGCTACCACGTAGCAGAATACAACGGGTCGGGTGTCAAAAAATCAGGTGTATCTAAAACATCTATCTATGCCCATACTTTAGAAATGTGGAAATCACATCTCGAGGGTAAAAAATTCTCCGTTAAACTCAAAAATGGAGAAACCTTAGCGGACAGTTTGGGAATTTGTCCCATCAATAAAAATAGTCAATGTACTTGGGGAGCTATAGATCTAGATAATTATAAACCAAATCTTCCAGAGCTATTTAAGAAACTAAAAAGCATTAATGTTCCAGTCATTCCATTTCGTTCAAAAAGTGGGGGAGTTCATATCTATATCTTCATGTCTGAATTTGTTTCAGCCATTCTCATGCGAGAAAAATTACACTCAATAAAAAATATTTTCGGAGTAGAAAAACCAGATAAAATTTTTCCAGTTCAAAAATATCTTAATCTTGAAAAAGGTTCCGCAGGTAGTTGGATTAATATCCCTTATCATAATGCTGCGAACACAGAAAGATATATGATTCTGGAAGATGGACAAAAAGCAACTTTAGAGCAATTCTTTGAAGCTTATGAAAAAAGTAAAATAACACCAAACCAGCTCAAGAAATTAAAATCGAACATCGACGAAGGAAAAGGAGGAGAATGGTTCAAAGATGGCCCTCCCTGCCTTCAAGCTGTAGCAACTTTTGGAATTGAAGAAGGAAATAGGAACGACACATTAATTGATATGACGAGATACATAAAAATGCGCTTCCCTGAAAATTGGGAAAAGAAAACGCGAACTTATAATGAAGAATTTTTAGAACCCAAGGGGGAAGGACTTCCAGACAAAGAAGTAACTTCAATTATTAATTCCAGAGAGAAAAAAGATTATGCTTATCGATGCAATTCTCCTCATTTAAAACAACACTGTGATCCTGGAGCATGTATTTTAAGAAAGTTTGGAGTTAAATCGAAAAAAGGTTTACCGACCATGGCTCTCGGACCTTTAAACTATTTAAAATCAAAGCCGAAGGTGTGGTTTTTAGGGTTTGATGGAGATGAGGTCAGATTAAGTTCCGAACAATTAACAAAACAAGATTTAGCAAGAATTGCTGCCACAGAGCAAACTGCACGAACACCTCCCCGAATGAAGTTACCAGACTGGGACACAGCAATTGCAGAATTACAGAAAAAAGCAGTTGGCCTGGAAGCACCACAAGAAAGTTTACCTGACTACCAACTTAGAAACTTTGTTGAAAACTACTGCTTCAATTTAAGAAGAACAACGAATATTAAACTTCTTCTTTTAGGTAGACCTTTTCACCAAGAAAAAGAAGGTACAGTTCATTTTATGTTTAAGCCTTTTTATAAACATTTAAAAAATAATGACTGGAAATCCGGGGAAACAGAAACACATGAGATGCTGCAGCATATGAAAGGTTTACTTCATCAAAAAATTCACATTGATAAGGGTGTAAAACGATGGGTTTATACGATCGATGTTTCAATATTCAAAGTTGAAGAAGAAGTAGAACAAGACAATATTAACTTTGAACCGGAGGATACTTCACAAGAATGAAATTAAGAACAAACTATAAGATATTTGGACCTCCAGGAACGGGAAAAACAACAAAATTATTAAAAATAATTAAAACTTACCGAACAAATGGATTAAAAGTTCCGGATATAAGATTACTGGGTTTTTCAAATGCCACGGTTAATCATTTAAAAGCTCGTGCTAAAAAAGAATTGGCTTTTACTGACGAAGACGTTAAGTGTATTACTACGATCCATAAATTTTGTAAAGACAGTCTTAAACAAGGTTTGGATGTCTTTAATACTAGTCATAAAAAACATTTTAAAAAATTATTTCTAACAGATAAGAAAAACTGGCCTAATGTGTTGGAACCAGGAGAAGGAACCGATGAAAGTGAGGCTGAAGGAAACAATTGGTCTGAAGGTGCGGATAAGAATATAGGATTAGCTTTAGAATTTATAAAATTTGCTAGAGCAAGTGCCGGAAGTACCTGGAACGAGGTAAATGATTATTACGACAAGCAAAATAATTTTAAATTTGCTCGTTTAAATCGAAACTATGTTAAGTATGCATTTCATCAATACTCTTTGTTCAAAGATACTTTTAATCTAATGGATTTTGAGGACATGCTCCACAAAGCTTTAAATCCTCAAATTATTTTTGATTCCTATAATGTTGTTATGGTTGATGAGTGCCAAGATCTAGATAAAGCTCAGTATAAGGTGATTGCAAAAATAGCCTCGGGCGTCTTCCAAGGGCCGGGCCTTCCTCGTAAAGGAGGAACGAAAGAATTATGGTTGGCGGGAGATGACGATCAAGCCATCTTTGGCTGGAAAGGCTCCAACGTAAAATATTTTTTAAAGTGGCCTTGCTCCGAAGCACATAAGGAACCTTATAAATTAAAAATTACACACAGACTTCCACAAAAAATATATCGCTTTGCTAAAGAAATTATTTCTCATATTCCAAGCCGAGAAAGAGAGAGAAAAGATTATGCACCAGCCAAAACAGAAGAAGGGCGTATTATCCATGTTGATAGTTTAAGGGAAATTAGAAGTCTAGGTTATTCATTCGACGATCGTGAGTGGATTTTTTGTGCTAGAGCATTTACACATTGCAAACCTTGGATTCGTTACTTAAAAAATGAAAGATTAGTCTGGAAACAAAAAACAACTCATGATGCAACGCGAGCTTTTGCATCTAGTGTTAGGGATAAAGTAATTGGTGTCGTTGACAATTGGGAAGTTTTAAAAGAAGGAGGACTTATTAGTCCGCAACAATATTACGACATGGTTTCAGAGGGGGGAAAAGATTTTATTCAGAAAGGATATAAGGTAGCCCAAAAAAATCAAAATACTTGCAGCTACGATAAAGAACGATATCCCGACAGAGAGAAGCCTACTTTTGACTATAGAGAATTAAGAACGCATCATAAACTTATAGCGGATGTTAATCAACCCTGGTATGAGACATTTAAATTCACTACCAAAAATGTTGTTAGTGCTCAAAAGCCCAAAGCTTTGTATGAAGATATTGATGAATATAATCTTTATTTAAAAGAAGTTTGGGAAAAGAATGATTGTTCTTTTCCAGAGCCTAATATTTTAGTTTCTACGATTCATGGAGTCAAAGGAATGGAAAAACCTAACGTGATTATGTCGACCATATGGAATTGGCCTTCTTATTATAACTTCAATGAGGGATCTCCTGATGAACGTAATGAAGAAGTCCGGGTTGCTTATGTGGGGGTGACACGTACAGAAGAAAACTTATTTCTATGCGGTGGACAAAAAAATGCGGCTTCTGACTCTTATTTAGATATTTTGTATAGAGGGTATAAATGAGCGAAGAAGAGTTTTTTAGATTTATTCAAAGAATGGAAAGAGAACTTTATGGTAATGCAAGTTATCTTTTTGCTGGCGATAAAGAAGAGGAGGAAAATAAATGAGTGTATGGAAAAAACAAGTAGGCGGAAAACATTATATCAAATATAAAATTCAGCCAAGTCACTTTGTTGTCGAGAACAGGTTGCTTTATCCGGAAGGAAGTGTTATTAAATACATTTTAAGACATCAAGATAAAGGCGGAAAGCAAGATTTGGAAAAGGCTAAACATTTTATAGATATGATTATTGAAAGAGATTACAAAGACGAGAAAGAAAAACAGGAAACATGGATAGAAGGTTATAAAAAGTGGAAAGCAAATAAATGATTCAGCCTTCCCTTTTCAAGGCTAAATCTGAATGGTGCACTCCCACAGAATTTCCTGACTTATCCAAATATGATGAAATCGCAATTGACTTAGAAACTAAGGATCCAGACTTAACGAAAAAAGGGTCCTGTTCAGTTTTAAGTGGTGGAGACGTCGTTGGCATTGCTGTCGCAGTTTCGAATTGGTGTGGTTATTATCCTAT